TCACGAGCCATATCAGCGGGGTTAGTGTTATTGAAATAATACAAGCCACGAGGAACCAATCCAAGACCTTAAACCAAAGCGGGACGGTGACCTTCTCGCCTTTGTTTTGGAGGAGTTGAATCGCCTCTCCTATATAACGATGGTTGTCAAGATTCCTCATTGCTCAAAAGGTTGGTAACAGCGTTGATTCGTTTCGTTGTAGATATATCCGTACTTCGTGCAACACGAACTGAAGTTCGGGCTTAGTTGATATACCTGTGTCCCTGCGGCGTTTTCAAAGCGAATCTGCCCGTTCGATTTGTCGATAGATATTGGAAGCCAAGTACAGTCCCGAATATCCCCCAAGACCCTAAGCATTTCCACCTTCACGAGGTCTTCGCTTGTCGCGTCATACGAGATAGATAGGATCCTCCAATAGGTGTCCTTTATGTAGATTTTATCCGAGAATTCGAACGTCGCTAATTCGGAGCGCGTAAGCCGGAAGAAGGCGGTCAGTTTCCGAGCGTCCGAAGAATACAGTTCGTTTACGAACGGTCTCCAATACTTGTAGTAAAGCGTATTTAAGGGGCTCGCTTGGATGATGTGGAACGGGCGCTCTGGGCCGAAGCTCAAGTCTTTATTCGATACGTTCGCATCCAATGAGGAGTATTGAGAAAATACCGGGTATTCGGTAGCGGGTACCGTTGCCGTATTTGTATCGTTTTGATAAAACAAGTCTCCGTCAATAAGGCTATTCCAATACGCCAAGCGCGGGAGAGGTTTTTTCAGGCTCTTGTCTGTTTCGGTTGTATTCAACAACATTCGGTGAACCAGATAACCCGTTTGCGGAATTCTTGAAACGACGTGAGGGGCGAAGGGCGACTTTATTTCTTTGTTTCCTGAAGCGAAGTCGTTTCCGGGATCATCTACACGATAGCGACCGTAAACGCGGGAGGTACTTTTGAACACCGCCTCGTTTAAAACATCCTTTCCTTGTGAGTGTGTCCAGTCGTAGCGCCTCGCTTGAAGGTCGGTTGTTGGTTGGATTTGTATATCCTTCGAGAGGTCTATCTTATTCGTCCAATCCTTTTGGCTTCCGGAAGCTAGGTAGTCGGTAAAGGGTTCAATTTGTAGGTGCTTGGGGTTGTTTCTGTTGGGGATGAATACGAGATTGAACATCTTTTGCAAACCAGACACGAAATCGATTTGCTTAATCTCCGGGAGGTTTTCAGTCACGTTAATATTTACGCCAATCGTCGAGATATAGGCTACCTGCCACCACGTAGTAAGGTTGCTTATTTCCGTACCCCCGTCAAGCGCTAGAGGGTGAGAAGAGTTGCCCACTACGTATTGAAATTCTACGGTATCGCCCTGCTCCATAACGAACTCCGGAGAAAGTAGGGCGTGCGTTATGTCGTTGAATTCCGGGCTTTCGAAATCGTCTATAAACGTCCACAGTTCACTTCCGTTTCTAGAGAGTCGCATGGAAACGAAGTCTCCTGTATCGTGGTCTAAGCGCCCGTATACGTTCACCCTAAAGCGATAATAAGCGCGGTGAGGCACGGTGTACGTCGTGCCGCTTGTGAAGTTGTTATTTTGATCGTAGAAAGGAGTGCTTTCGCTCCATGCCGTTATGCTCGTAAAATTAGGATGCGCAGTTAACCCGGTTAAATTACTGCTTAAGCCTACGAGCATTTGATCAATAGAGAAATCGGTGTCGTCGTTGCTTGCTGGTGTAAGTAGCCCGTTATAGAGGCATAGGTACAAGTTATCTTCGTTGTCGAAGAAGTTCGAATCGTATGTATATCCCGCCCCTCTTAGAATGGTCTGAAAGAGTGCAGAAACTCGAAAGTAGGGCGTAAAGTCCGCGTGTTCAAGTGGGTTTGAAGATGTCCAAATATTGGAATAAGTCCAGTTTAAACCTTTATCCGGTAACCCGTAACGAATAACCCCGTTTGATAAAGTACCCGCCCAACTGGCCTCAAGGTTTGTAGCGTTCAAATCGTGGTCATACGTCGATAAGTCGAGGTCTGTCAGCATCCCGTCGCCGATATCCCGCGAGAGGTTGGCCGTCTCCCCGAAGAAAACGATTTCAACGTCTGCGTATTTACCCTTCTGCACGTATACCCCCTTCACCTGAATGAAGCCGCGCATTATCGGAATGGTGCTTGAAGTCAGTTCGGCAGAGGCTTTCGTTTTAGGATCCCATGTAGTTATCAGTCCGAACTCATTGACCGCCCCAAAGTAGTCCTGGTTCTTCTTGGTGAGCGGAACGCGGAAGGTCTGCGAGAAGCTCGAAGCCGAAGCGTTAATTTCTTGGATGTTGCTAAACTGATACGAGAGGTTTATCGGCTCGTTCTCGTACAGCTCAATTTCATTGCCTTCTATCGTAAGTCTTAGCATCGGATGATTTGAGCAAGTTCAACGTCGAACGTAATAACAAAAACCTTCGAGACGGTTTCCTCTTCGATTTGCATCGAACTCGTCTTTATGGTGACGGGAACCCAGAAGCCGTCAATTCGTGCCATGACGTTCTTCGACCGGAGGCAATACTGCATGAGCGTAATTTCTTCGATAGTGAGAATCCCGTTCAGTTGATACGATTCTTTTGCTTCGAGTTGGTACGGCTTGACTTGCCTCTCGCTCGTTCCAAAAGAAAAGGTCGAAGCGGAGTAATCGCCGACGATCTTTCGATAGGTCTTCTCTTCTCTAGAGACGGTCTTTTGTTTTTTGCCGTTAAAGCGGAGGTAATCCCACCCGCCGCGGGTATTTGCCCAACCGAGCTGAACGGCTTCGTTCTTTGTATAGCGGCAGTCGTTCGTCACACGAAGGACGTTTCCTGTCTGCGCATTTAGCCCCGTCGAAGGAATTACGTCGTAATAACTCCACCCACCCACGACAGCGTTGAGGGCGGTTACGAGTGCGGAAAAAGCTCCGGGGTATGCGTAGGTATAAAGAAGACTCCCTTTGACGTTTGTTGCGTTTGCCGCCCAATTGGTAGACGGTACTAAGCCCCCATTGGTCGCGTTTATGTCATACGTCAAGGTATCGTCTAGCGTGCCGGAGGTGTCGTATATCTTGAAGAGAAGCCGCTCGATAAGCGAACCTGTGTCGTCGGTATTGAGGAACGCCGCAAGCCCTTGGTCTTCTATGCCCGCTTTTATTTCGATAACGTTGTTCGAAGGAACGCGATCCGTGAGCCATACCTTTCTGTTGGATTGAGTGCCGTAGAAGTCCGCGAATGAAGGGTGAAGGCCGTCCGAAATTTGCTCGTACCCATCGACAAGGTATAGCGTCTGGTTATCTTCATCGAGGTTCTCAGAGCCGTCATAATACCCCACCCGTACCGTATAGCGGTTCACTCCGTTATTTGCGCGGGTGAACGGTTGGTTATTGAAGCTGTGAATCGCCGTCGTAGTGTTGTATCGAAACGGATCGACTTCCGTCCTCCCCTTTACGACTTCAGACAAATCAAAGAACGAGCGTTCGTTGGGGTTGGGCGTGAGGTAGATTTTTGATATCTCCGTCCCGTTCTCTTCTACTTGGATAATAAAACGATATGCCGCGTCGAGGGGTGTCGTTTGAGAACCGAGGGTATATATCAAGCGTTGCCCTGCTGGGAACCAATTCTCGCCGGGAGAGTCTACAAATACCGCGCTCATTTTATTGTGATGTTACCGAGTTTTAACTTGAACTTGTCTTCTATGTCTTCCGCTATTGCGTCGCCCATCTTCTTATCGAATCGCTTGGAAACGGCTGTGAAGGCTTTCTCATAAAACCGAAGACCTACGATTCCCTTACGTTTGACGGCTCGACCAAGTACAAAAGCCAAAGACTCCGCGCTCTGTTTTTTGAAACGCCCTTTTTTATCTCTGGATTTGATGCCTTTCGATCTTATCCATTTCATTAATTCTAACCGATGCTTCTTCGAGGGGTTTTCAAACTTGAATTTGAAGAAGGGCGACTTCTGGCTCTTGCGAGTTCCGTCAACTCCCCAATGCAAAAAGGCCGCGTATTTATCGGCTTTGCCTTTTGCTCCAAAGGTGATAGATTTAATCGTGTCGCCCTGTACGCGGATGCGGTAAGAAAGAGAACGCTTGAGCGTTCCAGACGCTACCCCGTAGCTCTTGTTCTTCCCTATCTTCCTCCCTCCGAGATGACGCTTTGCCGACTTGACAACTTCGTCCGCGAATTTGGTGAGTACCGCGTTGAGGTTTTTCATATCCCCGCCCTCTCCGAAGCCTTGCGGCAATGGTCGTCTTCTACGCTATCGAGTAACGAGGTAAGCCATGTCCCCAACCGCGTGAGCGTCTTCTCTCGTTGGTTGGCTCCTAAGACCGCAGAAACGGAATGATTACCAAAAGGCACGCCTTTATCCATTAGAAGCCGATTAAGGAACTTTGAGGCCGTAACGGAGACAATGGTCGAAACGTCTCTAAAGAGGTCGTATATGGCTCTCCAAATGCTTCTTAGGATATCTGAGGCGATGAAGTAAAGCGACTCGCCAAACGAGTACACGATCCCGACGGGGATTGCTACCATAGCGAGAACAAAGAGGAAGAGGACTTTTAGTATTTTCATAATTCGGGATCTTCAGGGAACCAACCGTGTTCAATCATATACGCCTCATCTCTTACGGTTGTAGTGCTGGGAACGATTGCCCCAAACGGGAAGGATTGCGCGTTAAGTACGTAGCTCGAAAGCTGTCGTATTTCTACCTCGCTCAATTCGAGCATTAAGGTAATAAGCTTCTCCAGCGTCGCCATAGGGCTAACGGGGATGTTGTATTCCGTATCCACCTGCAAAGCGAATTGAATGCCGTCAGGGTGTTCGATGACTCCGAATACCGTCCCGTCCTTTTGATACGGTTCTTGCGTGACCAACGGCGCTGTGATGTTGTACAGTTCGCGCGTTATGGCTTTGGCTCGGTGTTCGCTTGTTAGCGTTCCTTCGGGGAGTACTATGATATAGCCGTCCATTAGTAGATGCTGTAAAAAGTGTTCAAGTTATTTTCAATTCCTGTGCGGTTGGTGGATTGGTTGCTCTCCCATATAAGCACCTCCTGCATATCATAGGCGGGTATGCTGTATTGCCAACCCAATCTCGTCCATACGGCATCGCTCAAATCCAAATCAAAGGCATTAATTAAAGATTGTGAAGATTGCAAAGCTGTCCGCAGGTCTGTTCTTGAAGTCCCCGTAAAACTTGAACCATTGATGTAATAGCTGGGAGTCCCCATACCTAACGTGTGTGAGTCAGTATTCACCTGTTGCATGAACCAAATTTCATTGTTGTCAACAGACAAAGCGACATTGTAGGTAAATGAGCCTTTCACGACCATCCAACAAGAACAGCTTGAACCGCTTAACGTTGTTAAATTTAAAGATGTGTTGTTGCTATTTCTAGTCATTATGGGCTTTCCGTTCTCCACTTCCACCGCACCGCTTGAAACGATTCTCGGTTGGTTCGCTGTATTGGTCTGCGTCGCGTCGTTGCTGTTGCCGCTTTGGTCATACCAAGTCTTTACGAACGCATCTCCCGTACCTGCGAAAGCCAAAAGCGAAACGGTATCGAGTTCACCGAATACGTTGAAATTTATATCTTGCTCGGCGTTGTCTGACGACCTACGGACGCGGATAGCTGAACCCGTGTAGGCGGTGCGCATCAATCGCAAAGAATAGCAAGCCGCCGCACCTGTATACGTGTCGAGTAGTGGCGTGTTTTGGGTGAAGTAGTCGCCTATGTTGGATTCGATGCTGGTGCGGTCGGTGGATTTGTTCGAATCCCATACAATTATCTCCTGTATTTGCCCGTCAAATTTTTCTTTATTGTCCGACGTGCCGTCATACGTTCCTATTGCCGTGCTCGTCGTTGGAGCGGTCATAGTTGCGGGCGTAATGTTCTGAATCTCTACGCCGTCAAGGTGTAAAATTTGACTGGTTGCGCTTTTCGTATAGGCAAATATCAATGACTGTGTATCATTCAAATGTGTTTCGTTTGTCGTGAACTGGTCAGCAACACCACGATAAAACAGATTGTATTTATCCGTCTTGGTTGTAAGTGCATAACCATTAGCGACGCCCACACCTATAATAGGGTCATAGTTTGCCTTATGTGGGTTCTTATGAACTGCTGAAATACTCACCTCTGTACTACTGGAAATGAGGCCTGCATACATCCTGTTATTTGTACCATCAAAGTCCACCGCTACTTTTCCGTTCTCCTTCACCAACGCCCCGCCCGTGTATATCGTCGGTTCGTTTGCAGGTGCTGCGGCTGTCGCTGTGTTCCCGTTTCCTGATTGGTCAAGCCATTGATAGACCGTGCAGGTCGTGCCCGTGCAGAACGATTCAATATCTGCCTCGCTTATATTTCCTGAAGCGTCGAAGCCGATTGTTTGAGTAGTGCTATCCGATGCCCTGCGGATGACCATGCAGTCCGTTACGTTGCCATTCAACCGCCGCGTTGAGTACGCGGCCTCTGCTCCACTTCCATACGTCTCATTTAACAACCCCGTAAAGGCGGGTGCGGCTGTGACCTCCTCCCACGTCTGTATCAACGTAAACGGTGGAGTGCCGTAGGTATCGCCGTCCCTGAACCCTTCAAACGTGCTTTCCGTTGCGCTATAAGCGGTATCGTCTGCAAAGGTGTGGATCAAAGTAAAGTCACCAATCACCGCCCCGCTTTCAAGGAAGCCCGCCTTTTGATAGATCTTGCGCTTAATAACCTTCCCCGCTGTAGGGGTGTCGCTCTCAGCGTCTATGAAGATACCGTCGCCGTCTGCCTTGACCGTATAGACGCGCTCGGCAAATGGGGTGATGGCTTGCTTGTTTATTTCGGCTTCGTCTTCGAATCGGTTAGTGAAGTTCGGCAACGACTTAAATACGTTTGCTGTGCCGTCGTATATAAGAGCCTGATTACCTGTGGGCGTTCCCGTAATGGTTACGTCGCTGAGATCGTTTAGTTCCGTAGGTACTGCGCTGGTGTCCGCTTTGGCATCGAGTGCCGTTTGCGTAGCCGTAGAGACGGGCTTATCTGCGTCGCTCGTATTGTCAACGTTTCCGAGTCCTATATCTCCTTTCGCTACGGTGTCGTTGACCCATTCGCTCCCGTCATAAATAAGGGCTTCACGGTTGGCGGGCGTGACGATTGAAACGTCGTCCAAGTTGCCGAGGCTCGTCGCGCTCTGGTCGTTACCCGGTAGCCATTCGCCCGAAGCGTTATCGTACTTCAATACTTGTCCATCCGTTACGCCTGTAGTATCTACGTCGGTGAGGTCGTTGAGCGTCTCCGCGCCGCCTGTGTCCAAAGTCACAACCCCGTCTCCGTCATCGGTAAGAGTGCCGTTCGTTACGTTAATCGTTCTGACGCTTTGAACGTCGGTCGTCCCGTCAATCGTAAGCATACGGAGCACCCCGCGCCGGGCATACGTGACTTCTGTTCCTCCCGGCTCTACTCCATCAATGGGAGCGTTGCAAGCGTCCCACTCGTAAGGGATGGCAACCGACAAATCGAGAAGCACGCCGGAGAGGACGTTCTTCGTCTCTTCTTCGAGTGGCGTAGTCGTAGCGTTTACGACCTCGTAATCTTGAGCGAAGAGGAAGATATTCCCGCCGTTCTTAATGTCTGCGATAATGTCCTCCGCGCATTGCTCCGCATCGGAGACC